CTTGAGATTTGGCAGTTGTGAGAGCCAAATACTCTTCAAGCGACCTTGGATTGATTCTGAGCTTTAGCTCAAAAATCTGCTCTGGGGAAGCCCGTGTCGCTAGATAAGCAGCAATACGCCCTTGTTTGGGTGTAATCTGAGTCTCGTTGAGCTCTTCATATGGCTCGAGCCCGAGACCACCCAATTGTTTGGGTATGAACCAGTTCCTTCCATGGGAACCGGCCATCAGATGATGTCGAGATCTTCTAAAGAAGAGAACATTGGTACGTTGTCGTAACCAATCAGGTAGACCTTGGAGAAGTTCTGCCTGGACATCAGAAGCTGCAGCACAGAAGTCCATAACTCCAAGAGCTATTTTAGACTTTTGTGCGATCCTCTTTTTTGACGAGTGGATCAATCCAGCGTTCACGAACGGATGGAAGGACCAAGTATTGCCCTCTCTAATGAACAGCATCGAGTTCACGGTACAGAATTCTCTAGATGAGTAATTCTTACCGACCGATTCGTGTAAGCCCATACCAGCAGCGGATTCAATCCAAAACTGCCGGAGGAGCTTAGGCGACTTGAACAAGATATCGTCACCGTTGACAAGGAGACCATATTTCTTGACACAAAAGTCAAGACTGATCTCCTCTGGCCAGACGTTGCCGAAGGTCTCCAAATACTCGTCATCCGGTAAAGTACTTGCGTACTTCCGGGTAGCGTGTAATAAGGAGGCCACGTTCACGGTGCAAAGGATAACGAAAGAGAGTATAGACCCCATAAGCTGGGCATTACTCTGCTTCCACTTAGAGATATCTCCCCCATTTTGGGTGAAGAACTCACTAAGTAAGGTGGTAGCCTCTCTGTAAGTAGGCTCCATCTTGTATCCTTTCAAGGCTTTACTATAGTCCAACAGTTGGCCCGTAAGGGTCTGGAGAAGTGTGACTTTAGAGTCTTCATGAATAGGAAGACAATCTAAAATAGCACGAAGGGAGGCAACGGAAACATCCGAGTGGAAGTTATCTGTTGCGCCTTCATAATCTCCAGAGTTCATAACCCAACCGTCCGGTAAGTCATCAAACCTCTCTTGAATATCTTCCAGAACAATAGGACGGCCGATAGCGAACCCCCAATCGGTGGTCCGTATGGCCTTGTGCATCAATTTCTGCATAGGCTTTCCATAATAATTAAGGAAAGTCTCAGATTTTGTAATGATGCGTGTCTTAAATGGTTCCGGAAGAGCGACGACTTCAGCTCTGAACCAGTAGTCCAAGTCGGAGGGATTATCGATATGACGAATGGCCTTTTCAATGACCATTGCCTCTATCGCCTCCCACATGAACAAAGGTTCAGGTGTATCTCTCATTATATCGACAATAGTTGTTGTTGATTTTCGATTAGAGAGATACCCAAAGGGTAGAATGTCGTCTTCAAGAGAAGTTCTCACAATTGAGAGTGTATCCTCGGACGAACCCACGTTAGACGCGAGTGCCAAGCCATAATTCCATAATAGTCTTCGACCGCCACCCTTGGCCATGCTTTTTTCAAAGCTGGCCCGGGTTGATGGGGCGGGAATACTAAATGGTTTAATAAGTTTGGCACAGCGTCGACCAACCAAGGTCGAAACCTCAACGACTGTCTTGATTAACTCAGGATCAGTCGTGACCTGTTTCGACATCAGAGTTGCGTGTTTCACCAAGTTGAGTGAAACAGATTTAGCCTGTAAGGGCTCGCAACCTCTCTTCCAATGGAGGAGGGACCAGAACATCTGGATCTTCTCTGGAGAGAG